TTGTACCATTAACTATTACATTATCAACTGTAAGCGTTGTAAGTGTACCAAGACTTGTAATGTTTGATTGAGCTGCACCTGTTACTGTAGCTGCTGTTCCTGATACATTACCTGTTACGTTTGCTACAAGTGTACCGACTGCATAGCCTGTTGCACCTGTGTTAACTGTTGTGCTAGGTGCTGTTTGTGTATCTACAAATAATCTAAAGGTGTTATCAGTAGAAGCATCATAAAACAAACCTGCATATTTAGTTGTACTCGATTCTACATATTTACCATAGAAACCAAAGTCTGTAGCATTACCACTGTTATTTTGTGATAAAGCTTGGAAGTTAGAATTAGATAGTAACGAACCTGTTTGTGTTGTACTACCTGTAACTACTAAGTTTCCACTAACTGTTAAGTCGTTAGCAATGGTCACATCATTAGATAGTTTATCACCTGTAACTTGGTCGTTTGCAATATGAGCTGTATCAATACTACCGTCTGCTATTTGAGCAGAATCAATAGCATCGTCTGCTATCATAGAATTTACAATAACATCACTACCAATTACAAAGTCTAGAGTATTATCACTATCATCATAGGTTACTGATATACCTGTTTCTGTATTAGAACCAACCATAGCACCAACTGTATCTGAAATAGTTTCAGCTAGAGTTGTACCATTAACTGTTATAGCATCTGCTTCTAATGTACCATCAATATCAACATTACCTGAAATGTCTAAAGTTGCTGCTGCTAATTCACCACCAATAGTTAAGTTACCAGAACTAGGATTATAACTTAATCCAGTATCTGTTTCTGCACCTTGAGTACCTGTAGCACCATCTACAAATAACGGATAGACTGTTTCGTCTGTAGAGTTATTAGCACTTACTGTAACTGCTGTAGCAACTGCTGCTGTACCTGTAATGTCACTAGAAGTTAATGCAAGTGTACCTGTTGCTGTAGGTAAAGTTACAGTAACATTTCCACTATAAGCTGCGTGAGCTGCTGCTTCTATTCGAGTATAGTGAGCATTAGATGATTCACAATATAAATCAATTCTTGACTTAGAACCACCATTCTTAATTGCTATAGCACCTTGAGATATTTGCACACCATTGGTTGAACCACCAGCAACACCTAATGTTCCTGCAATCGTAGCGTTAGTATCTGCTGTTAAAACACCAGTAACATCTAACGTACCTGCAATATCTATGTTAGTATCAAGCATTGAACTAACAATAGAGTCAGCACCGATTACAAAGTCTAATGTATTATCTGAATCATCGTAAGTTACAGATATACCTGTTTCAGTGTTAGAGCCAACCATAGCTCCTACAGTATCACTAATTGTTTCTGCTAGTGTTACTCCATTGATTGTAATTGCATCAGCTTCTAAAGTTCCGTCAATGTCTGCATTACCACTAATATCTAGAGTAGCAGCATCAAGTTCTCCAGAGATTGTGATGTTTCTACCACCAGTAATATCTTTGTTAGCATCAGTAATAATAGCTTTACTAGCTATAACAGTTCCGTTAGTTATGCCATCTATAAGGTTTATATCGGCTGCACTAGCTGTTACACCATCTAATATGTTTAACTCAGCAGCAGTAGATGTTACTCCGTCTAATATGTTTAGTTCTGCTGCAGTAGATGTAACTGTTGTACCATTAATAGCAAGGGTATCAATTTCAGCAGTACCATCAATATACAAGTTTCTCCATTGTTGTGAAGAACTTCCTAAGTCATAAGTATCATCATCATCAGGTATAATATTAGAATCAACATCAGCACCAAAGACTACGTTATCAGTAGCTGCATCACCCATAGTGATTGTACCACCGTTAAAAGTAGTTGTACCTGTAACTGTAAGATTACCACCAACACTTACGTTTCCGGTTGTGGTAACTGTATCTGTATAGGTATCTTTAAATCTTAAACTTGTTGTACCTAAATCAATATCACTGTCTGTAACAGGTACAATAGCACCATCGGCTATGTATAACTGTTGTACAGGACTACTAGATACTTGTACATAAAACTCAATGTAGTTATTTGTTGTATCAATTAATACTTTGTTATTAGGAGCAGTTTCTCCTGCATCACCAATAAGACCAATCACTGGACCTTCAGCAGCAGTACCATCATGTGCGTGACCTGATGTGTTGCTAAAAGCATTTAAAATTTGATTGTATTCGTTATTGAATAGTGCAGCAGTTATTGTGTCTCCATCTGAAAACGAACTCTGTCTTATGTACCCTGCCATTTGTTTATCTCCTACCTGAAGGTATAAAATCTATATATAAACCATTTATTTTGTATGGTGCTTTTGTATCTTCTGTAACAACTATAAAGTTATTACTTGTTCCACTTCCTTGTACTGGTATTCTTACCATAGGTGCTGACGTTCCACCAAATACCGTTGTGTTAAACACAGCTTCTGCAAATATTGCAGGTGCATTAATTGTTCCAAAAGAAAAGTCTCCTGTTGGCTGTGGAATATCTTGACTGTTAAAGTCGTATTTAATTTGTAGTGATGGAGTTACAGTTCCTTCTGCTGATACAGACACCCTAACATAGTGTAAAGTTTTTAAAGTTCCTAAGTCTCCGTAATCGTAATCTGGTGTGGCATATCTAGCAAGTATGTTAGACCCATTAAAGTCGTTACCTGAATCATGTACAAGCACATAGCCATCAGTATCACCGTGAAAATATTTTTCAACACCATCATTATTAAATCCAGCTCCTATACTGGTTACTTCTATTCCTCTTGTTTCTGACCACTCAAATCCGTTTGGTCTAAGTGTTCCTATAATTCCTTCTTGTTGTGCGTTGATAACTGTTGTATCTGCATAAAATAATCTGTACTGAGACTTTTCTCTAATAACAACGCTTGATATTATATACTTGTCAATGTTTTCTGCTAACTGTGTAATAATAGGTTGGATAGCTTTACTAACTGTACCCAACTCAACGTCTCCAATTCTTGCAGTACCAGCAACCGTTCTTAATCCGTCTGGTGCTAAAAAGATAAGGTCACCACCTATCTCTTGAATACTGTAACCTGATAGACAACCAATGTTCTTTGCCACTGGAATTACTATCGGTGTACCGTTTATATCTTGTAGCTTAAATATACTGTTTCTACAAAATATAAAAAGTTCATTACGGAAACTTTTAATCCCTACTATCTGGTCTGATAAAGTTATAGAACCTGAACCAGTACCATTAAAAGTTGTAGGGTCTAATAATGTACTATAAAAAACTGTACTAAGATTATCTTCAACACCTGCAACAATTAAATGTTTATCGTGTATTTCAGAGTGAGTTGCAAACTTAGTACCTGTTACAGTAACTTCACCACTAAAGTATGTTCTAGTATTTATATTAGAACCTGTGCCTTCCATTCTAAAATAGTAAGGTTTGTTAGCTCCATCACAAATTACTAGTAGTCCATAATTATATGTAGGTCCTTCAAACAATGAAAAGCTAATCTTACCTTGTCCTGTTCTAGTAAGTGTACTACGACCTGTAAAGGCTGTGTAGTTATCTCCACTAGCATCTACAGAACTTCTACTTATATTTAACCAACTTGTACCATCTTGACTAAAGAATATTCCTGTCGATGCACAAGCTACAACACCATCTCCATAAGGTATTACCCCATGAATGGTATCAGCACTACCACTTACCAGTGCAGCACTACCAGCTCCTAATCTACTGTAACCATTAATACGTCTATAGCCACCTTCGATAGAGACTTCAAAGTTTCTAAGGTCTGTAGCTACACCGGGAGTTTTAAGTAAGTCAATCTGATTAGAAGCTTTGACTAAACCACCGGCACATGCAACTGTATAAGGTTGTGATGTTGCCATAAATTAAAAGTACTTTCTATCGTCTGTCATAGTACGAGGAGTAGGATTAATCAAATTAGATTTCATGCTCCTCAATGCTTTCTTGTAATCATCCATAGCAAACGCTGCTTGTTGTGGAGATTCTTTGAACTGCCATACATAGTATCTTGTTTTAGCAGTTATAACATTCGTGTATTGTTCTGGGAATACAACGGTATCTCCATGAGCTGAAAGCTTTGTAGGCTTTTCAAACGCATAGAAGTGTACGTTATAAACTTTATCAGGGATTGGACTTAAGCCAAACTTCCTGCCATCTGGTGATTTAATAACTCTGCAAGGCTCACCATAAGCCTGTGAATCTGCATCGTCTATGTTTTCGTTGTCTCTGTAATATCTTTTCCAATCAGCTAAGTTTAAAAACTGTAGTCCTCTTGAGACAAAAGGAGCTGATTCACCACTCACGTTAATGGTGGTTAAATAAAAATCATCCCAGTCTATCGAAGCGTAATCGTCTTGAACGCTTGAGCTACTAGCTTTTAACTCGTACCATCTAGTACCAGCCACTGTAGCCACAGTTACGTTTCCATAGAAGGGGTCAGTTGAACCACTTTCACCTACTGAAAAAAATGGTAACTGGGGTTCTTCATTTGCTATATCGAATATAGACTTGTTGATGGCATCCTTAGTAAACTGCTGAAGTCCTACAGCACTTGAAAAGTTTGCAGACGTAAGAGGTATCTCATTGAGTTCTCTTAGTACTTCGTTAGTTAAATCTAAATATGTTGTTGCCATTATTTACCTTTAGCTTTTAGTTTTGCTTTTTTACTTAAATCTTTAAAGTGATAAAGTCGTTCACTTGTTTTTGTATGATTTTTATTAGAGTGTAATTGTCCGTTAGGCATTTTATGAGTGTTACCTTTAAACTCAGTACCATCTCGTTTATAATGTTTTACACCTTTAGCCATGATTAGTTAGCTTTTGCTGGTGGCATAGCAGATGCATATCCTCCATCAAACATACCATATCTAGGCATTTTACCTTTTTTCATAGGTGTTCTACTACCATACATCATAGGTTTTCTTTTCATGTCTTTTTTAGGCATCATTTTTTTTGATTTAGATTTGTGCATCATTTCCTTTCCCCAATTGTTTTGATTTTATCTTGTTGATAATTCACTGTTAAACTTTCGTTGTATCCTGCCATGTCTTTACACATCTCTTCTTTCTCTTCGATAGAGTTATAATCAGATATGTTTCCACTTGGTTTTGGATTTCCTGTTAATATTTCTTCCATTGTTATTCCTTTTAAAAGTGGAGGAGTCCGGAAACTCCCCCGTTAGACTGTTTCGTCAATACCTTAAAACTGTATATTAACCCGCTTGAGTTGTTGTAATACCGTCTTGGACTTTACATTGTCCATCAAGATACCAGTTAGTGCCATCAGACCAAACATGAGCAAAATCCCCATGTACTGCTTTGTTGGCTACAAATGAGATAGTATCTGCATCTGTAACTGTTGCGACTGAACCTGCTGCATCTTCCGGAGAAGATATGTTACCTACAATAATATTAGCACTAGATGCTGTAACTACTGTATGTGTGCCGGTAGGCTCTGTTGCTCCAACATAGAACCAATACTCTAAACCTGCTGCGGGAGTAGGAAGAGTTTGAATTTTAGCTGCTGCTACATTTAAAATGTAACGTGTGCCTGATTCTGCTGCTGTAATTGTATTTGCTGCGGTGATTGCTTCAGTCTCTGAAGGTTGTTGAACTCTAGTAGCTAACTCACGAACATCAGATGTTCTTGCTGAGTTTCTACCAGTGTCTCTTATATTTACTGCTGCCATGTTATTTACCTCTTAGTAAAATTGTGCGTTAAAAAAAGAGGAGGAGTCCGAAGACTCCCCCAAAGTTGGTATTAGTCAATACCGTAGAAAGCACCTACAATTGCTTCTTCTCTAAGTACTTTCGCACCATAGACATGAAGACCTCTCACGATATCACCGAAAGAACTAGGGTCTCTAAGGACCTCAGTTGAAGTGATAGCTTGAGCTGTAGCTGTAGATGAAATATGTCCAGCCAAACATTTACCAGCAGCATTAGTTGGTGCAGCAATGTTGTTTGATTTATACATACTAAATCCACGTAGTTTTCCACTTGATACTAGTCCGTTTCTAATCGAACCTTGTCCACCATTGTAGTCTACTGACAACAATTTAGAACTAGATTGTCCTAGAACTTCATAGAAATCAGGACTTGCAACAAACCAACGACCTTCTTCAGGTACGTTCTGTTCGTCTAATAGTCTTGACATTCTACCCATAAGGTCTAGAGGGTCATGTTCGTTAGAATCAAAACCTATGTCTAGATTACCTGTACCGTCAAAAGTTCCAGCAGCTAAATCAGTAGCGTTGTCAGAACCTAAAACGTGGTTAGGTGATGAAGCAGACAATCCAGCAAACATAACAGCTAAGACAGCAGCATCATATGAATCTTTCAATGCATATGCAGCAGAGCTTGAAGCTACTTCTTTGAAGTTGACGTGTGACATTTTGCTCTCAATATCATCTACGATGAATTTAAAAGCTTTAGCACTGTCAACAACCAAAGATGTTTCTTGGTCTGTTAGTTTAGTGGCAGTAGTATCGCTACCTCTTGTGTAATCTGACACAGAGATAACGGGTTCTTTGATAATCTTTACAGAGTCTCCGTAAGCAGTGATTTCACCGGCATAGTCGGTGTTAGTAATAGCTTCGATAACAGACGATTTTCTAAAAAAGTTTAAAACCTTTTTAGAGTAAACCGAAGGTAAAAAGAAACTATTAGTTTGTCCACTTACAGAGTTTGCAAAGTTAGCATTAGTATCAGTTGAAGGTTCAAAATATTGAGCCATTTGATATTCTCCTAAGTTTTTAGTTAATAGTTAATTATTTTGCAATCCTGCCTTCTTGCATAGCTTGGCTTATCTCAGCTTCGTGCTTGTCAAATTCAGCTATAGACATTTTTGCAATTTCCCTTTCAGTCCAAATTTTCTCTTGCTGTGGTTCTACACTAGTTGTTTTAGTGGAAACCATATCAGCAGCAGATTTATTAGACTGTTTAGAACGTGACTTCTTCGGTGCAACATCCATACCAATATCTTTCTTAAACAAATCTAAAGCTCTTGAAGCTAGATCAGCATCGTCAGCATTGTTGTATACCCAATCTTGGATAGACTTTGGCTGCTCTTTAGCCCAACCATGAAAATCATCGCTGTTGCGAATATCTTCAAAATCAGGATGCTTATCCATCAATCGCTTTTCAGCATCTTTACGAAGTAGTTCTTGCTCACGAGCTTGTAGTCTTTCAAGCTTCTCTTTTAAGTCTTTAGATTTCTCTTCAGCCTGTAAATGAGAAACAGTTTCTACAACTTCGTAGACATCAGGATACTCTTCTCTAAACTTTTCTAAGTCTTCTGGAGATTTAGGAGCTACATAACTAGGTCTGTTTTCAGCAGCCTGTTCTAATAACTCTTGTTCTCTAGACTTAAATTCATTTAACTTAGAGTCATAATGCTTTTTCAAGTCGTCATAGCGTTTCTTGTAGTCTGGTCGCTTGTAAGGTTCGTCTTTTGGAGTCTCCTCTTGAGCTGCCTGTTCTACAGGTTCTTCTATATTAGCTTTTGTTTTTGCTCTGGGCTTTTCGAAAAAAACTCCATTTGCATCTTCAAAACCTACTTCATCTTCTGTATGCCATGATTTGTTCATGTTGTAAGGATTGGCATTTTCCTCTTGTACTTCTGTAGTCATATTCTTCTCCTACGGGGGCTTCGTTCACAAGGTAGCTCTATGTCGACTAGAGGGCTTGTATGTAAAGGTAGCCTTTCGGTTTATAAAATGATAGGGTGCTTATGACATAAGGTAGCCCTACCGTTAAGTTTGTTTAGCTTTGGACGTGTCTTCCAGTTCGGTTGTCAAGCATCATTTTAGATTTAATACTTTTAGATATTTCATCTTCATCTAATAATCCTTTACCACCATTATCTACAGTAGTTTTCACTACTCTGATATCCTGTTTAGTTGCAGGTTTTTCAACCTCCATTTCAACAGTATCTTCTTCAGGTTCTCCACCTTCAGCTAAACCTTGTCTATCATCTGCTTTCATTTCTGCATCTTTCATCATCGCCATTAAGTTGTCGGCTCCGATTTCTTCTACAGCTTTAGCAGTAAAGACAAATTCTCCATCAGATAACCTTGCGGGTATACTGTCAGAGACTCCTGAACCCGGACCTTCAACAGGACCAGACCCAGCAAATTCTTGTGCAACGTCTATAACTTTGTCGAATATTTCGCTAAGTTGTTCGTTGCTTTGTAACTGTGACATTAGATAGTCTTCTTCTTCGCTATCTAATGCTTCGTCTAAAATAAAATCTAAGTATTCATCTTCCATCTCATTATCAGGAAGCATATCCTCTTCAGGCATCATATCTTCTTCAGGTTCTTTTGGAATCATTAACATAGCCATTTGACCATCTATGTTTCCACCTTCAGCCATATTATCTCTTTGTTTGGCTGCTGTTTTCATTGGTTCGGTTTTGTTACCGTCACCGTCTAGGTCTTTAAAATCTGGTTTTAACATTGAGACTCCTCCACCTTTGTTAAATAATGTTGTTTGTGTTGGTGCTTGTTCTGGTATACTTGCTTTGTCTTTACCTAACATAGTATCATCTACAATTTTATTAAGTTTGTTTTTAAATGTAGTAAACTCATTTCCTTTCATTTGAGCTATAGTTTTATTAGGCATTCCAAAATCTTTAAAGCCTACAAAACCAAACATAACTAAATCTACTTCAGCAGGTGTTAAGTCTTCTAAGTCTGCTGTTTGTAATCGTTCTCTATCTTCTTGTGATAAATTTTTTAATTTACCTTTTATCTCATTTATTTGTTTACGACCTAATTCACCACTACCCATTAAGTTTCTTCTAAAATAATTAATAGCAGTCTTTGGGTCAATCCTACGAACTACAGCACCTAATAAACTCATATGTCTTCTTTTCTACTCACTGCTTCTTTAACCTGCTCCGGTAGCTGCTCTAAGCGTACCAGAGAATTGATCTTCCCCTGCAACCGGAACATTTCCGATTCCGATGTTGCCACCACCAGTGCCTGTAGGTCCAAGGTCTTGAGGTTGTGCAGGTGTTCCTTGAAGGCTTCCCATATTATTTGGTTGCCCGTCAGGGCTTTGAGCTTCAGGGCTAGTTGTTTGTCCAGCATTTTGCATTCCTATTATTTGTGCCATGATAGCTGCTTCTTCAGGATCGTTGAGTATTTCATCAGGGTCTAAATCTAAGCTATAGGCTAGTTCACTAACAAGTTTAGAAATTTTAACAAATGGAGCAATAGCAGGATTTTGTGCAGTTTGTAAGAAAGTAGTTAGTCTTTGACTTCTTACTTCTTTCTGCATCAAGCTGTTTGTTCCAGTAGCTTTAACTTCTAAATCACCATTGACATCTAACCCACCTTCAAAGAACTGCATGTTCCATTGGAAGAAAGCTTCTCCTAGAGGTCTTAATAAAAAATCATCAAGATTTTTGACAACTGTTTTAATATTTAAACTTGATGCACCTAATAACATAGACATACCTGAAGCAGTCCTTGTCATACTTTGTACACCTGTTTGTCCGTGTGAGTAACTAGGTATTCCTGTTTGCTCATCTGCAAGTTGTCTAAACTTGTCAAACATCATCATGTTTTCTGGTGCTGTGTTAGGAAACTTCAAACCATGTATAGCTTGTCCGGGCATACCAGCTTGTCTTCTGAATATCTTACCCGGATATATTTCCATAGATTGTCCACCAACTAAAGCAGACTCATCTACATCAAACACCAAAGACCCAGCCATTGCTAGGTTGTCTACAGCCATACGTGCATGACCGTTCATAATCTGTTGAGAATCATCCATGTTCTCAGCTACACCAATTCCAAAGAAGTTGTATGGGTTTCTTTCGTATGGAAAAGCGTGGTAAGGTATTCTATAAGGAGTAAATGGATTAACCACTGCTCTTAATAAACTATCACCACATATCCAAGCATTAACTTGGACTTCATCTAAATCATCAATATCATCTGCAAGTTCTATACCGACTTCACGTGCATACTCTGCATCCATGATTCCCCAGTATTCAAGAACTTCAAAATTAGATTGATAGTCTTCATCGCTTCTTGCATCATCTTTTAAATGTGACTCAAAGCTTTTCTCTTCATAATTAGCACCCATCTGTAAACAATTACGGATAGCATCCTCATCAAAGTAAGGCATGTTACGTAGCTGTCTAAGTTGAGATTTGTTTAGTTTGTGTCTGTGAATAACATACTCACACTCTTCAATGCTAGTAGCTCCGGGGTCTGGATAAAAATCCCAACAGCTAACAAACTCAATTCTAGGTACTCTAACTTCTAATGGGTTATAAGTTCTTTCACCATCTTCACCAGTTTCCCACTTGTGAAGTTTCTTATTAAAATTAAATGGTCCTTTTACAATCCCTGTACCAAGTAGAGAAGATTCTAAAAGAGCATTTCTAATTTCTGATGAACCCTTTGATTCATCTATTTGATCGTGGATAAGTTTTTCCATTCTCCTTGCAGCTTTTTGTGCTGGAGAAATTTCTAAGACTGTTGGTATTGGGCTAAAGCCTTCAACCAATTGATCTTCTACTTTATCCTCAAGAGTTTCTTCAAAGATTCCTTTTTGGAATGTAGCTCCGGGTTTAAGAACTTTACCATCACCTTCGTATCCAACATCGTATGGATTATTTATTCTGTTACCAATATCATCTGGTAACTCACCACCACCCATAGTACTTTCAATACCGGGTGCACCTGTTTGCGTATCTAAGTGTGCGTTAGCTAATTCACCTTCTGGTATTTTAGTTTCAGCAATACCAATTGGAAACTTACCTGTACCAAAAATTACATCTACTAACTGACCAAAAGCAGCAAGTACTTTTGTTTTAGTAATTTTTACAAAGATACGAGACTTTTCTGAGTCTCTAAACTTAATTGACTTGTTGTAAAGTCCTCTGTAGTTTTCGTAAGCTCTTAACCAACGTGATTCATCTGAACGTCTTGAGTCTTCAGCAACTTGAAATCTATCTTTAATGATTCCAACAAGATTACTTTTCTGTTCTATTTCAAGATCAAGATTTTTACCAGCTTCACCTTCTACATCTTGGTAGATATTATCAGCGTTTAAAAATGTATTCTCGTTGTCTGCCATAAACTTTAATATCCAAATGTTGAATCAGCCGGTTGATGGATATCTCTTTTTAATCCTCTCAACCTATCGAATGTACTAACCATTCGTGGTCTACTCATTATCATATAACGCAATGCATCATATGCGTGATCGGAAGCATGTGTATCCACATCCTCCGGATTGTTCTTTGATAACGGTATAGACTGTATTTCTCGTATTAAGTTAGGACATGTATTAAATATCTGTAACTTAGGTCTACCATTCTCTTGAACCTTTAGAAACTCATGTATCTGGATTTTACCCTGTACCCTGTTCTTATCTGCCGGTCTAAGCTTATGTCCTGCTCGTACAAGTGCTTCTCCAACAGTAGGTCCTGTAGTACCTGTTCTAGCCCACGCTGCTGTATCCAAGACACCAGAGACCGAGTAAGGGTCTTCTAGCTCCATACTTGTTATTATACTACCTAATTCTTCTCCTGTCAAGCCTTTTCTGTATAATTCTCTATAAATTATTAAAGTTCCGTCATTTTGGTCCATTATTCCCCATAAACAACAGGATTCTGCAGCGTATCCATAGTCAACTGCTTTAACTCTTTCCCAGTGTAAGGGTAATTCAAACGGAGTAATCACATGATGTAGTGGGTCAAACTCTACAAAAGCAGCACCTTCTGCTACATCACAGTTACCTTCGAGCAACTGTCTACGTTGAATTGGTGGTAAAGATTTAAGCATTTGCTCATATACACCATCTTCTGCAAGGTATGGGTTATCAGCTAACTTAGCCGGAATAAACTTACGTGTTAAACCATCTGCACCTTGAAAACTGGTATTATGTTTTGAAGGTTCTATGTATCTTTTTTTTACCCAATGCGAACCAACACCACCGGGATTAGCAGTACAGCGAAGATATGTTTCTATTTCTGGGTCAGTTGTTCTTAGTCGTGAAGCAAGATAGTTCCAACTAAACTCTGTGGGTAAGTGAGTAATCTCATCAAAGCCTATCCAACTATATGCTTGTCCTTGATATCTATATACGTCTGCATCTCTCTCAAGGAATCCAAACTCAACCTTTGCACCGCTTGGAAAGTTCCAAAGCTTTTCAACTTCTCTGAACTTAGCACCGGGAAAAGCTTGTGGATATAACTCACGTGACTTGTCAATCATCTCTCTTAGTTCTGGCATAGAACGTCTGAGGATTAAAGCTCTGTGTGCTTTCTTGTGACAATACCTTAGTGGGTCTACAATCATAGCAAAAGATTTACCACCACCGGCAGCTCCACCATACAATACATCTTTCTCACTGGCAGCAAGGAAGTCTGTCTGTGGACCTTCGTTAGCGTGGAATAATACTTTGTGGTTGTCTAGATTTTCTCTGACAGCTTTGGGAAGTGTGTCAAGTTCATCTTCAGTGACAGGACCTTCTATAGTCTTGTCAAGTTTTTGAATTGTTTCTTTTTGTTTTTTAAACGATTGTCTAGCGTTGTTTAACTTTTGTTCAAGCTTTTCAATGTTTCTTTTTTTACGACCTACCGTAGCACGTGCAGCCTTGATAGCTTTTTCGGTGCTGGTCTTAGGTCGACCTGCTTTCTTTTTAGGAGTTCCGTCTTTCTTTAAGACAAAGTTACCATCATCATCTTGCAAGTAGAGATGAGGATTCCTCTCCCAGTCTTTCGTTTCGTTTTCCATATTTTTTATCTACGTGTTTCTTGAGACCGGGAGTAGAAATTCTTCTGTCGGTTTTATATTCTAACCAATCACATGCAGCCTGAAGTGATACCTCTTCGTTGACTATCATGTTTTCAGCAATCTGTAATGCTTCTAGTTCCTCTTCTATAGGTTTAAGAAATCCAGTGACCTCATCAAACT